AACAAAACAAGGTAAAATGTAACTTATATGAAACATTAACAAACTAAAACAATAGATATGATAAGAGCAACACAGGTTAACTCCCTTAAAAAGTTAAAACCTACAGTAGCTAGTAAAAGGCAGACTGTACATAATGTTATAAAATACCTTAGCCCAGCTACTAATAGAAATATAGCTAAGCATTTAGGGTGGGATATAAATAGAGTTACAGGAAGAGTAACAGAGCTTGTTAACTTAGGTAAAGTTAGATCTAATGGTACATATAAAGATAAACAAACCAATAGAACTGTGACATTATGGGAAGCAATATAAATAATGAAAAAGACAAACAACAAAGGATGGCACTTAATGCTTGGGCTCGTCTTAGCGGTAGAGGTAGTATTATTGCTGGTACCGGATTTGGTAAGAGTAGATGCGGCGTACTTGCATGTAAGTATATTTTGGACCGTATTCCTGATTCTAAAGTCTTAATTTTAGTACCTACAATACAACTACAAGGACAATTTGCAGAAGAGTTTGAGAAATGGGGGTGTAGTGAGTACTTAAGTAATATTGAGATACTATGTTATCAGAGTGCTTATAAACTACAAGGACAAAACTATTCACTAGTTGTCTGTGATGAAGTACATCTGGGACTCAGTAAACAGTATCGTAAATTCTTTAAGAATAACAAATATAAACATTTGTTAGCTATGACCGCTACTATGCCTGAAGATATAGAGTATAAATTAGAACTTCTTAAAATAGCTCCTAAAGTATATGAGATAACGCTTGATCAATGTGTAGCAATGGGTTTGGTATCTCCTTATGAGATATATTGTATACCTCTTGAGTTTACATTTGGAGAGCAATTAGAGTATGATTCAATTCAACAAGATTTTGTTAAACATAAAGTGTGGTTAGGCCCAGACGCATTTGAACTGGCTAAATTCTTTATAAGTAATAAACAGTGTACAAGTGAAGAAAGGTCTCATGCTATAGGATTTTATAATGCTATGAGAGAAAGAAAAAACATGGTAGATACAGCTTCAGCTAAAATTGATAAGTTTAAAGAGCTAGTAGCAGACAATTTAGATAAACGAATAATAACATTTGGAGGTTTAAATGAGTTCACTGATAAACTAGCAGAAAGTGTGACTCCGTTAGCGGAGGTATATCACAGTAAAAGAACGTTAAAGAATAGACGGGAAGCTTTAAGAAGATTTAAAGAAGGAGAAGTAAATGTATTATGTTCAACTAAAGCATTAAATCAAGGATTTGATATACCTAATGCTAATGTAGGTATAATATGTGGGCTAACTTCTAAGTCTTTATCAATGATTCAAAGAATAGGGAGGTTAATTAGGTTCGAGGAGGGTAAGGTAGGTAAGATATATATACTATATATTGAAGACTCTCAAGAAAAGAAATGGTTAACTAACTCATTAAGAGAGTTAAATGGAGTAAAATGGTTATAAAAATAAATTAAATAAAATATTAGGTTATGAAAAAAAATAGTATATTTGCATTAATGTTTTGTTCACTTGTAAAGAATTTATATATATGAAGTTAGAAATAGATTTCGAGGTACTCAAAGTTACAGAAATGAGTGCTGACGATTATATGTTTCTATTCTTAATATATAGAAAAGGATTTAATTATTTGAGCATCCTCAATTTAAAACCCAATATATCTGATTTGAAAGAAAATGGATACTTAGAGGTAAGTGAAAAGCTTGAAGACCATAAGGTTACACAAGATTTCATAGATCTCTTTGTATCTAATTTCGATCAAATGTTTGGAGACTTGGTTGATAAATATCCTTGGAAGGTAGTATCACCAGGTAGAGGAGTCAGAGTTCTGCATGCCATTGATCCAAAAGCTAAATCTAACGACAAGGCTAGAAATCGTTATAAAAAAATTGTTGATAATAAGCCTATATTGCATAAACATATTATGCAGTGCTTAGATAGACAGTTGCTAGTAAATAAAGATAGCCTCGGATTCTTACAGAATTTAGAGGTTTGGATTAATAACTATACTTGGGAAAAGTATGAAAATTTAAATGATTATGCAGAAGAAAGTAAACACTCCCCAAGGAACACAAGATCCCTTTAAGAAAAGAGGTTTTAAGAGTATAAATAAAGCTATATCTGCATCGTTACACCAGGTAGTAAATGGTATGACGGGTAGAAGGCTTGTGTTCCCAACTAAATGGCCTAGGCTAAATAAGAACCTCTTAGGAGGACTACAACCAGGTAAGATGTATGTAATTGCAGGACGACCAGGTGTAGGTAAATCAGCATTTAGTAATCAATTAATATTTGATTTATTAGATGTAAATGACAGCGGTAAACTACTAGTTTTATATTGGAGTTTCGAGATGCCAGGGTATCAGCAGATACTTAGGGCAGGCTCTAAAGGCTCTGGTAAGGAGATAGGAGACTTATTATCAGTAACAAATAGATTAGATAACGCAGCATATGAGCATTTTAAAACAGAAGTTATGAAGTATGCTAATTATCCTGTTCAATTTAACAACGTTCCTAGAGATATGGAGTTTATTAAAGACGCTAATGTAGAGATTTCACAACAGTATCCAGATAAAACAATAGTAAATGTTTTTGATCATTCAAGACTTATACTAAGTGAAAAGGATAAAGAGCTAACTAAGTTAAATGAAGTTAGTAAAGGCTGTATGTGGATGCAATCAACAATGGGTTGTATTAACATTCTGTTGTCTCAGCTTAATAGAAATATAGAGCAGGAACACAGAGCTAAGGCCCAATACCAACCATTACTAACAGATTTATTTGGTGGTGATAGTATAGGTCAAGATGCCCATGTAGTTATGATGCTACAAAGGCCTAATGATTTGTATGGTATAACAGATAAGTACTGTGATGAAGATCCTGTAGGTTTATTAGCAGTACATGTAGAGAAAAATAGAGACGGTTTATTAGGTATGATACCTTATGAAGCCGAAATGTCAACATTCACAATTAAAGAAAGATAAATATGAAAGAAAAAGCAATTCAAATAGTTAAAAATTTAAATATGACTATTGATAAATTACGTAAAATTGAAAACAGACCAACAAAACCGGAGAGTGCAGTGTTTAGTAATCCGTCGGCTTCCGTGTCTCAATTAGAAACTAAAAGAAAACAAATAATATCTAGGTATAAACTAAAAAAACAATAGTATGGAGTTACCAACTGAAAAGGTAAAGGCTAGCCGTAAATCGCCTAAGAACATGATAATATATGGTGCCCCTAAAATAGGGAAGACATCAGCTTTATCAAAACTAGATAACTGTTTAATATTAGACTTAGAAGATGGTTCTGATATGGTTGATGCTTTAAAGATTAAAATTAACAGTTTAGCAGAGCTACAACAAGCAGGTGCCGCTATTATGAAAGCTGGTAAACCTTATAAGTACATAGCAGTAGACACTATATCTAAGCTAGAAGAGTGGTGCGAAGATGAAGGTAAGAAGATGTATCAAGCTACACCTCAAGGTAAAAACTTTGATAATAAGAATGAGGGAATTTCTGTGTTATCATTACCTAATGGTGGTGGCTATCTATACTTAAGAAGAGCTTATAAAAAATGGATAGATAAATTAAATCTATTAGCTAACCATGTTATACTGGTTGGGCATTTAAAAGATAAGATGCTTGAGAAGAAAGGTAAAGAAGTTGCAGTTGCTGATTTAGATTTGACAGGCAAGATTAAACAAATATCATGTGCTAATGCTGACGCTATTGGGTATATATACAGAGAAAATGAAGAGACTATGGTCTCGTTTAACTCTCTTGAAGATACAGTAGCAGGCTCTAGATGTGAACACTTAAAGGGGCAGACCATGCCTATGAAATGGTCAAATATATTTATCGATTAAACAATAATAAAATGATAGACATGAGAACACAAAAACCGGGGGAAACTCCACCAGAGATTTCTATTTCTATGGTCATAACAGACCTAAGTAATGGTGTCAACAAATCAGAAATTGCTATAAAGTATGGCATCAAAGCATGGGAAGTAGATGAGATGTTTAAACATCCAGAGCTTAAAGGTAGAAGACCTGCTAGAAAAAGAATTTTATCTTTTAAATTTGTAGATGATGTATCTACAGAAGCTGTTAAAGAAATTATAGAAGAGGTAGATCCTAATCAAGTAACTTTAGAGCAGGCTATAGATGATGCTATTGACACAGTTGGAGAAGTTAAAAATCAAATGCAAGAAACTCAAGAAGCTATATTAGATATGTTGAGTCCTACAGAATTTGAAACTCCAGAAGAAACTTTACTAAAAGCTTCATCTACTATAGAGGACCCTGAGTTTACACCTCCATCTATTGAAGATACTTTAGAGTTAGTAGAAGAGCAAGAGATGGAAGTTGGAAACATAGAAGAAGAACTAAAAATGGATGACGACGGTTCATTCGAAATTAATTAATAATCAATAAAAACAAATTTAAAAATGGCAATACAAAGTAATGCAAATGACGTAGTAGATGCAGGCGTAGAATTATGGTCTGGAATCACAAACATGAGAGTTATAGCAATTAACCCTACATTAGTAGAATTAAACGCTATGGAAATTAACGCTAAAACAGAACCTGTATATCAAGTAGAGTTCAGTGGTCAAAAATACAATAAAGTAGTATTTTGGTTAGGCAATAAAGATGCAAAAGTTAAAGCAGAGATTTTAGTAGCACCAGATCTTAGAGTTTCACAAAGTGGTAAGTTTCAATGGATGAATAAATTTGGTACAAACTGTTGGTCTGATGCAGAACCAGCATATGAGTGGTTCAAAGCAGATGGACAGCATAAATGTTACATAGGAGAAGAAACACTTATTAAGTTTATGGCTGCTTGGGCAAATGTACTTAAAGGAGGAGAAGTATCTTTAGATACAATGCCAGAGATAGCTAACGGTAATGTAACAGAGCTTAAAGGTTATATTGATGTATTAAAAGACAACGAAGTTAAAGTATTAGTAGGAGTTAAAGATGGTAAATACCAGCAAGTCTACAGTAAATACTTTGGAAAAGCTAGTGTTAGTCGTACAGACTATTTTGTTAATGAACTTAACAAAGAGTATGGGAACTTTAATGCAGAGTTTAATGCAGATCTACAATGGGGAACGCATAATACTACTGCAGCACTAGTTACTCCTGATGCTACTGAAGAAGACTGGGACTTTCCTGAAGCTCCACAAAACGGAGTAAAGGTAGGTGCTACTCCATCAACAGAAGATTCTCCATTTTAATGGCAATTGACTGTAGAAACAGTTCTGATAGATTACACCAAAGTGTCATACTTAGTAAAATTACTGAGTATGACATTTTTGTGTACTATTGTCCTTCTTTTAAGGAAATAGGTAAGAAGTTTCTTAGTGACTTACGGAACGATAAATCACCTACAGTAGCTATTGTACTTTATAGTGGAAGATTGATATATAAAGATTTTGGCGAATCTGATCATGTATTTAATTGTTTTGATTATATTAAGTATAAATATAACTGCTCGTTCATTGATGTGCTAAGGATTATTGATTGCGACTTTAATTTAAAACTGTCTCCTAACATTGAAGGTAAGAAATTTACCATGGGTGCTATGGGGTATAATAATGTTACTCCCGACCTAGTTAAACCTGCTGTTATAATAAGCAAAAAAAGACGTCATTGGAATTCCGACGATGTTAAGTTCTGGAAAAAATATTTGGTCAGTAAGAAAACATTGTCTATGTTTGCTGTTGAACCAATAAGTCACTTTTGGGTTAACGCTGCTAGATTTACTTGTAACTCAATCAGTTATGCCTTTAAATTTAAAAACCGATATAAAATCTATTCTCCTTACGAAACAAGTACTAAGTGGTTAAGTAACACAACAAAAGCAGATATACAAGGCTTTGACCAACTTCCTGAGTCTGGTAACAGACTTATCATTACTTCATCTCTTAAAGATGTTATGTGTTTACATGCAGCGGGCTACAATGCTATTGCAATGCAGAGTGAAATGCAAATGCCTACAGAGAAACTAATAAGTGAGCTAAAAGAACGATTTACTACAATAGAAATTTTATACGATAACGACTTTGACAAGGAAAGTAATCCTGGCCAGACAATGGCTAAGAAAATTTGTGACTTATATGGATTCAATAACATTTGCATACCAAGTGAATTTAAATCAAAAGATCCTTCAGATTTAATTGATAAGGTAGGCAATTTTAATGAACTTAAAAACATATTAAATGAACAGAGAAGAGATCATAGAGAAACTACGGACACGTAAAGGATTTCTAAAGAAAGGAGCACAATGGTTAGCAGATAAATGGGAGGTAGACATAGCTATTATTAAAGATTGTAAAAAGCTTGTAACTTCTGAAGAGTGGGTACAAGAAAGAATGAATAATGATAACGGACACGATTTAAGTGAAAGCCAAGCATTTTCTAAGCATTTACTAGATAATGGTTTAACAATGTCAGACGTTAAATCTGTCAAATTCTGGCAAAACTTTCAAGGAGAGCAGAGGTATAGTATAGTAACACACAATCAGTGGCACGAGCAGCCACAAGTTAAAGATGAGCTATTAAACTATATAAAAAGTCATTCACATAAAGTAAATAAGATTGCATATAAAAAGTCTAAAGATCCTATTTGTTATGAGATTTCTTTACCAGATATTCATTACGGTAAGATTACAGAAGATGGCCCTGAAGCAATGGAAGAACATTATATGAAAGCTATTATGGATCTGCATAGAAAGGCAGACGGAGTAGATATAGAAAGGTTCTTATTACCTGTAGGTAATGATGGTCTTAATTCAGAAGGGTTTTCTAGAGCTACAACTAAAGGTACACCTCAACAAGACAGTATGATGTGGAGACAATCTTTTAGAGGTTATTGGCATTTAGTTATGAAAGCTATTGATTACTTATCACAGTTTGCCCCGGTAGATGTGATAGTAGTACAAGGTAATCATGACTTTGAGCGTATGTTCTATGTTGGTGAGGTATTAGATGCTATGTATCATAATAATAAGAATGTCAACATAGACAACAGTCTAGATACACGTAAGTATTATGAGTATGGTATTAATATGATAATGTTTACACACGGAGATAAAGAGAAACCTCAAGAATTACCATTACTGATTGCTACTGAGCAGCCAGCTATGTGGAGTAGATCTAAAGTTAGGGAAGTACATTGTGGACATAAGCACAAAGAAATGCTTAATGAATACATGGGAACTAAGGTTAGATTTATACCATCTATATGTGGTAACGATGCTTGGCATAAGACTCAAGGATATGTTGGCACACTTAGATGTGGTCAAGGCTTTATATGGAATAAAAATAGAGGGCTGGAAGGGTACCTCCAAACTAATGTTATGAATTATGCCTTGGAAGAGAACTAGAAGTAAAGTTAAAAATGCTAAGAAATCTACCTATGATGGACATAACTTCCAATCTAATTTAGAGTTATACTGTTACAAAGAACTAGAGAAAGCTGGTATATTAGTAGAATATGAAGCATATACTTTTACTATTTTTGATGCATTGTTGTATCCTCAAGCATGTTATGAAGGTACAGCTAAGAAGCTATACAATAAAGGTAGTAAAATTAGACCTATAACATATACCCCTGACTTTGTAGATCCTAAAGGTAAATGGGTTATTGAAACTAAAGGATATGCAAATGAATCATTCCCACTAAGGTGGAAACTATTTAAGAAACATCTTAAGGACAACAACTTAAACTATGTGCTTTTTATGCCAAGAAACAAAAAGCAAGTAGATGAAGTCGTAGAACTTATAAAACAATTATAGATTGGGGGGGAGCTGTTAAGCCTCCCCTTTCTTTTTATTAATCAATTAAACAAAAATAATATGGCAGAATTAGTAAGCCCTTGCTGTGGGGATGAGTACACAGACAATGAAAACGGAGTGAGTTACTGCTGCGAGGCAATAATATCTGAAGAAGGTATATGTTATGAATGTAAAGAACATTCA